TATTCGTAGTCGTTGAGGACGTAGCCGATGGACAGGCCCGACAGGCTGCCGGCCTTCATGTGGGCATGGGCGCGCTTGGCGAGCGGGTCATCGTCGATCAGCAGCCGGCCCTTGAGGAAAAGCCCGGTTTCGTCCTCGCGCATCTCGGTATAGATGCCGATGGGCTCGCTCATGTTGTGCTGCCACAACAGCGCGGGCATGCGGCCTTTCTCCTGCCAGGCGGCAAGGGACTTCTGGAAGGCGCCAGGCACGATGATGTCGGAATAGCTGTCTTTCACGCCGAACACGGAGCCGTAGCCCTCGAATTCGCCGCTATCGCTCACCGATTTGACGGTCAGCGGGATATCAAGGCGCTGCTTGGTCAGCATTCGCGGCCTCCGGGTCGGTGGTCATGTTCATTGGTGTGAGGTAAACGTCGCCGCCGTCGCGCGGGTTGAGGTCTTCCAGTTCGCGGCAGTCGTTGGGGCTCAAAATCCCCCACTGAATGCCCTTGCCATAGCTCTCATAGCGGCCTTTGAGGTCGCCGCGCAGCAGCGCCCCGGCATTGAATTTGGCGTAGTGGTTGGCCCGGTCCTTGTCGTTCAGCAGGCCGACGCGAATGCGGTTCTCGATGCGCGTCAGGTAAGGAACCAAGGCGTAGTTCACGAAGGAGAGACCGAGGTTTTCCACGTTGTTGAACGTGGCCTTCTCCAGGCTTGCGACCAAATGCGGCGGCACGCGGAAAATCGCGCAGATTTCGTCGCGCTGCATCTTGCGGGTTTCGAGGAACTGGCTGTCTTCAGCGTTGAGGCTGATCGGCTTCCAGTTCAGGCCCATTTCCAGAATCATCGGCTTGTAGGCGTTGGCAACGCCCATGTGCTCGCCGTGAAACTGCGTCTTGAGCCGGTTGAATGCCTCATCCGTCAGCGCCTGGTCGGTCGCCAGCACGCCGGAAGTAACCGCGCCGTTGGTGAACAGGCGGCTGCCATGCTCTTCGGTGCTCAGGCCGAGCGCGATTGCCTGCCGGGCGTAGGCGATGGGGTTCAGCCCATGCAACCCGTCCAGGGTAAACAGGCGCACATGCCAGATTTCGTCCTGGCTCAGGGTGCGCTGCTCGCCATTCTTGAAGGTGACTTTGTAGGAAACCGTCCAGTCGTCGTTCAGTTTCGGCGTGACCGAGCCCGGATCTATCGGCAGCAGCTCGACAACCTGCCCCAGGGCATAGACCTTGTAGGCGTAGAAGTTGCCGCGCAGGCACAGGCACGCGACCAGCAACTCCCAAAACTCCTGGCTGGTCATGTAGCCGTTGGGCGCCACGCTCAGCAGGTAGTTGAGCCGGTGCGACGCCGCCGTCTCGATGCTGCGCCCTGTCTGCTTGACCAGCCGACACGGCAGCATCCCTACCGACTCGGCCAGCACGCGGACACAGCCGAAAACCGTAGTCATCTGCATGGCGCGGGTCGTTGTGACCTGCTGGCCGGTGACGGTTTCATAGCCGACGCCGAGCGCGGCAGCCAGGGCGGCAGATGTGTCGATAACGTCCGCGCTTTTCGTGCCGAACAGGCCGCGCAGCTTTGCAATCATGCCCATCAGAGCGTCCTGATTCCGTGTTTGAGGATGTGGTCGGAGATGGTTTCGTCCGCACGCTCGACCGAAATCGCGCGCGCCAGAGCGATGATCAAGGCGACAATGCCGTCGATCTTGTTCTCAGGCCGTTCTTTGTTGGGGTAGATGTTGTCCTTTACGTCCATCTTCGCGACGACGTTGGAGGCCATCCACGTCAGGACCGGGCAATCGCCGTGGGCAAGCTTGCGCTGGAGAATCAGCGACTCCAGTTCCTTCATGGGCTCGGAGAGGTTCTGCACCGTCTGGCGGATCTCCACCATCGGCAGCCCTTCAAGCTCCATTTCCTGAGCCAGTTGGGTGGCCTGCCATGGGTCGTACCCCACCGCCTGCAGGTCGAAGCGGCCGGCGAACTCGCGCAGATCCTCCTTGATGACCTCGAACTCGATCACCTCGCCATCGGTCAGCGTCAGCAGGCCAAGCGCGTCAAATTCGCGGTATCGGGCCGTGTTGCTATCCAGCTCCTCGATGACTCGCGCCTCGGGCAGGTAGTAGCGCCCATGGACGTGCCAGTGCGGGTCGTCGCCATGCGGCGGGAAGACCAACAGACTGCCGGCCACGTCGATTTTGCTGGCGAGGTCCAGCCCGATGAAACAGGGGCGCCCCTCCAGTTCTGCAAGACTCTTGCGTGGCGGGGCTTCCTTCCAGCGCAGCATGTTCAGCCAGGCGTTCTTGGCGCCCACCCATTCGTTCAGGTGCTTGGTTCGAAAGGTCGCTTGCTTGGTTGCCGATTGCATGGCGTCGCGCTGGCGAGCCAGCAAGAAATCCTCGCTGATCGACACGCCGAAGTTCGGGTTCGCCTTGCGCAGCGCCTCCGCACTTGTCCAGTCGTCGCCCTGGTCGATGGTGTAAAGCGCCGGCCATAGGTCGGGGCGGTCGATTAGGCCCTCAAGCGCTCGCTCGGAGTCCCTGACAAGCTGGTGGCATGGCCCGCCAATACTGGAGCCGGCCGTGGTAATCACCAGCATTACGGGCTGCTCACGCGCGCCCATGCCCGTTTCCATTGTGTCAAACAGCGTTGAATCTTGATGTTCGTGGTATTCGTCCACGATTGAGCAGGACGGAGACGAACCGTCGCCCGGCTTGCCGATGACAGGCTCGAAGCGGCTGCCGTCTTCCAGGCGAACCATGTTCGAGGCGTTGACCTCTACGCCGAAGTGCTCGCGCAGCTCCGGGGTGCGCTCGATCATCTGCTTGGCCGGGCGGAATACTTCCCAAGCCTGCTTCTCGGTAGTCGCGCCGCTGTAGACCTCGGCGCCAAACTCGTTGTCGGCGGTGAACATATAGATGCCCAGCCCGCCACCGATGATGCTCTTGCCGTTTTTGCGCGGAACGAAGATCAGCAGCGTTCGGTAGCGCCGGTTTCCGTCCTTCTTGCGCAGCCAGCCGAACGGCACGCACACGGAAAACAGTTGCCAGGGCTCCAGGGTGATCAGCTCACGCTTGCCAGCCCACTTGCCCTTCGTGTGCGGCAGCAGTTGCAGGAACTTAGCGACCCGCTCAGCCCTTGCTGGGTCGAACAGGTAAGGGAAATCTTCGCTTGCTACGCGGGCAAGGTCGTCTAGATGGCGCTGGCAAAGCAGCTTGATCCACTTGCATGCGACAATCTTGCCGCTGATTACCGCGCGCGCGTAGGCCTCCGCTTGCTTGACCAGCGGGAACTTGGGTTTTGCCATCGTTACAGGTCCGCGAAGGGGTTGCCCTTTGGCGCCTCTTTCTTGCCACCGACCTTGGAGCGGTCGGCGGGGGTCATGCCGAATTTGCCGAGCAGCGCTTCGAGACGCACCAGCCTAGCGGCCGGGAACTCGACAGGATCGGCGCGGAACTGCGCGAGTAGATTGGCCGCCAGCTCCAGGCTCAGGCGGTCGGAGTCGGTCAGCACGTCGCGCGGGGCGTATTGCGCGATCTCGTTCCAGGCATGCAGGACAGCACCATTGATGTGCGGCGGCGGGGAGGACAATTCGCCAGCGGGCTCGGCATCTTGCCGCCTGCGCTGCGGGTCTTTCTTGAACGCGCCGGTCAGCTCAAGCACGTTCGTTGGCTTGCGCGGTCGGGCCATTTTGGGAACTCGTATTTTGCGGAGATGGAAAAATAGGGGCCGAGACGGTATCCGTAACGGAAGGTCAGTTCTTTCGACCTCCCCCCTCCCCTGTTGCTGTGGCCGCCTGCCGTGCCGTCTGCGCCTCTTTCTGAGTCTTGGCCCGGTGGCAGTCGCGGTTGATCGCTCTCAGGTTGCCAGCAGCGTCTGTGCCGCCCTGAGAGAGGGGCACGATATGGTCAACTTCGTGTGCGTCCTTCAGCGTGCCGGTACGCCTGCATTCATCACACCGGCAGATGTAGCCGTCTCGCTTCATGATCTGGTCACGCAGTCGGCGCCACGCTCTGCCAGTCAGCCCGGCCTTCTCGCTTCGCTTGCTGGTAGCCCACGCTTCGGCTAGATGCTTGTGCGCCTCACAGTAGCGGGCGCCTCTTACCAGTGCGCGGCACTGAGGTGCGGCGCAGGGCTTCATTGGTCGGAGCGGCATGGCTGGCCTATATCAGGTGCGTGATGCGGTCACTCTTCGCGATGTTGTCCTTTGCCCACATGGGGCGCAGGTTCGTGAAGTGGTTCAGGCGGATCACATCTTCTTCTGTCTTGGCGCTGGCAAGCGGGACGATGTGGTCGAT